GGGGTTATTACCCCTGCACTCCGCGATAGACGATTTGGTTCTTAGCATGAATTTTGTATCCGCTCAACTCACGTTTTTGAAACGTGATTTTGTTGTTCGAATCTAAGTTTGTAGCGATGTAATCTGATTTTATATCCGATGTTTGAAAGTTGACTCGATTTTCTAATAATAACTTTCCACTTCCTTCAACGTATGAACTCGCATGCGTTGTCGCATTATAAACTATCCACATTGTAGTATGGAATAGTAAACGACACTACTGAAAGCTCACCTCATCCTTTGAGCTAATCTTTTGCGTACGCGACGATCTTCGCGAACAATCTTGATGAAACTAAACGACGGTAAAACTCTATAATTTTTGAGTGATTCCGTGACTATGATATATAGTATTAGATGAGGAAAAAGCATAAGGAATTTGGCAACTCCTTAGAAGGTGGTTAAAGCCCACCCTGAACAAGTTATTTGTTCGAATTAAATTTTCGTTCTAACGCACTATGCTTTGCCAGGCAAATAGTGTGTAATCGTGAGAACTCTAGAAATTAGTTGATTGATTGAAGTTGTTTTTGGACTCATTGTAGCCCTGAAGGTAATCTTGCTTTGTGACAAAGCCTTCAGACAAGCTAGCTTTGAGACAGTCTCAATGAATTTTGATTGATGAAATCTTGAACTATCACGTTGACCTCGGCATACCAATTCTTTGGTTGAGTGGGTGCATTAAGGTTTCAGTACCAGCGGTATTCCGCCGTACTCAGTACTCCTAATTATGCTCGTGCTCTTCTGTATGGATGCGATTGTCGTCGAAGAGAGGAATCTCCGACCAAAACCTCGCCAAATATGAAGTCGGAAAAACAGGTTTAGTGTTGAAATAGCACCCCAGAATTTATTCTGGTGATACGGGTTAGTACCCCGGCCCTCCTACGGGAGAGTTTATAACTCCTAGTCTTTTAAAACAAGTCGGCCCCGGACAAATGTCTAATGCAGGGGAACCTGCCACGAGAAGAATCGTGGACGGAAGCAGCACCGAATCGCTGTCGAAGCATGTAGAAGCATGCAAACCATGTGCCTTTGAGGCACATAATCCCCAAGATATGGCCCGTTCCTGTATGGGTAACATCAGTTTTGATGTGTACAGGAAATGTGTGCACAGAGTTAAAAAGTGCCGCCATTGCCATGTCATTCCACTCCTCAGTAAAGAGGAGAAAATTGTTAATTATTTTGTTACCCACATTGGTAGTGATGGTCGTTTGATCACCAATACCGTTGGCGTGGGTGGCATTCGCCCCCAACAGGTTCAGTACGTTTTGAATAAGCAGCGAGAAGCTGCTCGCGCGTCAATGGACCCGAATTTTTCCATTCCAGAGCAGGGAACAGCTGAAGAACCCGACAGCTGTAGACCTGAGCCCCCGATAATGGAAGTTCAAATAGATCCTGAATTGCAGCGTTTGCATTCAGAACATTCAGTGATCACCGAACCCTCTTCGACAGAACATTTGAAGAGTTCAATGGGTTCACAATTGGAACAAGTGACTGAACAGATGAAGTCATCTTTTTCCACGCCCGTTGTGAAGAAAGCATCCCGCTGTTTAGAGCAGCTAGTTTTACTCTTAGTGGGACTTCAATATGATACTTCTCTTGAGGCTATAGTTACTCGATGTGTGCAATTCCTGTCGGCCATCACTGATGGTGGAATTGTTTTTGCGTTGAATGATTCGCTCATGAAGTATGTTTCTGGTGCCAAGGTTCCAGATTTGTTGAAAGGCAAGACAATCAAAGAAGCATTTTCAGTGGAGCAATCTGCTCCGTCAGTACCTGAGATGCTTTCTACCGAGTCTCTAGTTGTTTGGGAAACCCTTAAGCAGGGGATTTTTACCAAACATTTATCCTATATTCTCGGAACAGTTTTTGCTTTTTCAACTTGTAAAATTAGGAACATTAAGTTTAGTCACCCAGTTTATGAAAAAGTGCTGGAGCATGCACAATCAGATGAGATTGATGGTTTGGATTTGATTGACCATGGCATAAAGCTTTACAACTGGACGACCACAGTTGGCATGGCATGTCTGGAATCTCGTAGTCTTGAACCTTTGACTATTAATTCAAACACGCTTGCGAAATGTCACGCAAAGTATTATGAGTGGCACCGGAAATTTTTGGATTTTAAGAGATCCGGTACCTCAACTATG